GTACTTCAAGGTCAAGTTCTGCTACGTTTGCGGAGGTTATAACAGCAGGTTCAACACAAGCCATTTCCTTTGCGACTACTGGTTTTACCGGAACGTTGGATACAGTTACTATCGTACCATGTGCAGCCGTGCCAATAGATAATATTACTGGATTGGTAGCACCACAGAATCCTAGCGGGTTCGCTCTTGGTGGCTCACCGTCTTTTGTAAGTGTCGTTAGTGCAGGAACGCCAACTATTACAGCTAGTTTTTATAAAAGGTAATATATGACTACGGGTTTACAAATTGTAACTAAGGCTATGCAAAAGATAGGTGTGTTGGTTAAATCAGAGTCTCCAGATTCTGACGAGTCTAATGACGCTTTAGATGCTTTAAATGATTTACTGGACTCGTGGTCAACTAACTCAATTCTGATTCCATCAAGGACAAGAGAAAGCTTTACGTTATCTGGTGGGACTGGAAGTTATCTTATTGGCTCTAGTCAAACATTCAATACGACCTTACCAGTGGCGATTATTGATGCTTATGTAACTAACGGGACTACTGATACAATCGTTAGTATTATAAATGATGATAAATACGACTCTATCCCACTTAAGACAACACAAGGAATACCTTATTGGCTGCACTACAATAACGCTTATCCTTATGGAACTATTAAATTATACCCAGTCCCAGCGGCTGCCTACACTCTAACTATATTATCTGAGAAGCCACTAACTTCTATAACATTGGGCGGGACTATATCTGTTTCGCCTGGGGTTAGAAGGGCTCTGATATATAATCTAGCAGTAGAAATAGCGTCTGAATATGGGCAACCAGTATCACAGGATATTATGAGAATAGCTATGGAATCAAAAGGGGCGATTTCAGCAGCGATTATGCGTAATAGAAGTTTAGATTGTAATGCTCCTTATGCTGGAAAGTTTAATGTGTATTCGGGAATATAATGAAAATTGGATTAGTAGGACCGACTTATCAAGCTTATAGCCTTCCGTTCGATGCGCAACGGACTGTAAACCTATATCCTGTCCTTGACCAAATGGGGAAGGAGACGGCTGCTTTATATCCTACTCCTGGATTATTATTATTTGGTACGGCTGGAGCTGGTCCTCATAGAGGTTCGCTTGCTGCTACTAATGGCAGGGCTTTTGTTGTTAGTGGTTCGACCTTATATGAGACTGATAATGCTGGTACTATGACAAGCCGTGGTAGTTTATTACAGAGTTCGGGCAATGTTTCTATAGTTGAGAATGGTTTACAGTTGGCTATATGCGATGGAACTAATTTATATACGTTTACTTATTCTGGTAATACCTTTGCTCAGGTTACAGACGTTGATTTGCCTTCAAGTGGGACGGTGACATTCTTAGATGGTTATTTTATAGTATCTAAGAATAGCTCTGGAGCTTTCTATATATCAGCTTTATACGATGGTACTTCATGGGCATCTTTGGATTTTGCTACAGCGGAATCAAGCCCCGATGAGTTATTAAGGGTTTTTGCCGCATTAGGTCAACTATGGTTGATGGGAGAACACACTACAGAGATTTGGACTAATACCGGTGCAAGCGCTTTTCCTTTTGCTAAAATATCTGGTGGCAAAATGGAAGTGGGAATATTAGCACCACATAGTGCAGTTGCTTTAGGCGGTTCAATTTATTGGGTTGGAAAAGATGATTATGGTCAAGGTATTGTTTATAAAGCATCTGGATTTACTCCAGAAAAAGTTTCAAATGAGCCTATAGAACTGAAGATAGCAGCAGCAACAAGTCCAGAAGATATTACAAGTTACGCTTATCAACAACATGGTCGGACTTTCTTAATATATACAGGGGGTGGTTTAGAAACTACTATTGCATATGAGCCGGCTACAGGTCAATGGCATGAAAGGGCTTATCTGAATGAAGAGGGTGTTTATGAACTGCATCGTGGCAGCACCCATATGCACGCTTTCAATAAGCATCTTGTAGGAGATAGAGAAAACGGCAATGTTTATGAACTAGATATGGATACATATACCGATAATGATGACGCTATTTTAAGAGAAAGGACGTATACCCATATTGTAAACGAAGGTGAAAGATTACGCTTTAGTGAATTGGAGGTGGGATTTGAAACTGGTGTAGGTTTACAGAATGGTCAAGGTTCAAACCCATTAGCTTCTTTACAGATTAGTCAAGATGGGGGGCGAACTTTCGGTAGTAGCTTCACAAAATCTATTGGAGCGGTTGGCGAGTATCAGAAAACAGTAAAATGGCGGCGTTTAGGAATAGCGGAAACTACAACATTTAGACTTAGAATATCTGACCCAGTAAAAGTAACTATTAGCGGGAGTTATTTACGATGAGTATACAACCACCGCCAACCACCAATGAAATAACTGATAAAAACCAATTGGCGACTTTGCCTTGGATATTATTTTTTAACCAAATGTTTATTGGTGATACTGGGGCAAGCTGGACACCGACATTTACAAGTTTAACTGTTACAGGTACGCCTACAATAACTGGTAGGTATTACAAACTATCGCAATCAATTTGTTACTTTAGAGTACATATAGTACCCGCGACAAATACAAGTGCAACGGCTGGAACTACATACGTAAACAACTTTCCTTTAACCCCTGCGGCTAATGGAATTTGTTTCGCAGTATCGGGTAATTTAGGCTCTAACTCTGGACAGGTAGCTACTGATGGAAAGATTTATGTTCCGACGTGGACAACTGTAACAGTACCATTAACAATATTAGGAATAGTAGAAGCAACATAGGAGAATTATTATGGGATGGGGAAAACCGTTTTCAAAGAATGGGTGGTTAGCAAAAGTTGGGAAAGTAGCTGCTGTCATTGCAGGTACTGCAGTAGGTGGACCCGCAGGAGGAGCGGCTGCTGGAGCTTTGGTTGGGAGTTTAGGGGGTAAATCTAGTGGTGGCGGTCTTAAGGGTGCGTTACAGGGTGGAATCACTGGTGGTTTAGGTGGACTATTAGCGGGTGGATTAGGTTCAGCGGCAGGTTCACCGTTAGCAGGTGGAATCGGTCCGACTATGGGAAGCGGGATTAAGGGCTTATTAACAGGTGGTGGCTCGAATCTTGGAAGTATTCTAACCGGCGCAGGCTCTAGTGGCTTGTTTGGTGGTCTTGGCTCTAGTGCTGGCTCTACGTTAGCAGGTGGAATCGGTCCGACTCAAGGTTCTGGTTTATCAGGATTGTTAACACGCGGCATTAGCGGTAATATGAATATGTTAGGCGGCTCTGGTGTAACCTCACTCCTTGGTGGCGGCTCTAGCGGCAGTTCTGGTTTAAGTACTATAAGTTCGCTTATGGGTGGTGGTTCTGGAGGAGGATTTCTAAATCCACTAACATCATTATTATCTGGTGGTCAACAATATCAGGCGCAAGGTAAAGAGAAAGATGAGTTGATGCAAGGACAGGCTCAGGCGATGGGCGCAATAAATCCATATCTTGAAAGTGGTGGCACGGCTAATACAGCACTAACACAGAAATTGCAAAGTGGTGAATTAGGTGGTACATTTAATCCAGGTGATTTAACAGAAGACCCTGGTTACAAATTCCGCTTACAACAAGGGGAGCAGGCTTTAGGACGCAGACAGTCGGCTGGAGGTAATTATTTCTCTGGTCGAGCTTTAAAAGAGGCTCAAGATTATGGTCAAGGTATTGCAGACCAGACATATAATGAAGCCCATAATCGGTGGTTGAAAGAGCAGCAAAATACCTATGGCATGTTGAAAGACCAGTCATTGGTTGGATTGGATGCTGCGGGGGCTGCTGGTGATATTTATACTAACCAAGGTAATATACGTGCCAATGCTACACAAAGTCGGGCGAATACTATTAGTAGTACCCTGGCTTCGTTACTTGGTGGTGGCAGACAACAGTTTTATGATGAATATGGCAATCCGGTTTACGCATAGGGAGGGGGTTATATGCCAGTTGATACTAGTGTATTTAATAACACAAGAAGCCTAAACGATTATCGCCGGGCTGAGGAAGAGTTCCAAATGCGTAAGGCAGCGGCTCTACAAGAGCGCGCTTTAAACCAAGCTAGGATTGAGCAACTTAATCAACCTGGGGGCGGTCAAGGATTGCCCGCTGCTGTTGTTATAGCTAACCAATTACAGGAAGCGCGTAAGGCTGGTGACACACAACGTATTAATGACTTGTTGATGTCGGCAAAGATGCTTGATAGGGGTGTTGTTATGGATGCTCAAGGCGCACCTATCGAGATGGGTGGTTATGGTCAGGCTATAGGTGGAATTGAAGCGGCTAAGAAAGGTATGGCGACACAGGCTCAGAAGAATGTTGAAGCGGTGATGAATCCTATTATTGAGGGTCGGTCAACATTAGCAGGGGAGCTTGCAAAAACCTCCAGTGCAGCCGAACTAGAAAGACAAAAGAAAATCGGGGCTGGAGAAATTACCGATGTAGTAAAAAAAGCTACAGGACAAAAGCAGCTTTCTACTATGTTAAACAGTGTGCGAACAGAGTACGGCAAGCTTGATGAAATTGGAGCAATCCCTAGTTCACGTTATGATACCGCTAAAAACCTGCAGATATCAGCACGAGCTTCTGGAGTTGGGCAGGCGTTAGGAAGCATGGCAGCTACCAAAGAGCAAGTCATTAGGGGTAATATTAAGAACTCCATTCCAAGGTTAATGTCGGCTATATCTAGCGCGTCCGGCATGTCTGCGAAACAGATGGATTCCATCCCAGAAATGAAACTACTTAAAGAGTCTGTGTCTGACCCAAAACAACCAATTGAAACCGTATTAAAAACTCTTGATGACCTAGAGGTCTTATATGGATTGGGTGATGCGCAGATGGCTCCACAAGAGGTTATCCCAACCGGTCAATCTTTATTTGAGCAAGGGAACGCTAACTTTAAGGCTAGTAAGGGCAATAATTATAAATCTAAATACGGATTAGAATAATGGCTGATTTAGCAAGGATTAAACGTAATGTTGCAAAAATGGCGGGCATGGACGCGCCAGAAAGTGATATTGACGGCTATATTGCTAGTGAGGGCGTGACTATCGATGATGTGCGTAATTTTAGAGAACAACCAGCCGTTAGAATACCGGATGCGCAACCAACGCCAGAAGCTCCCGGGGTAATGGACTGGTTATCACAAAGTAATTTAGTACAATCACAAAGGAAGCGTGGTGCTGATTTAGCTGATATCGTACAAGACCCTAATAAGCAAAATGCTGGTTCACGTATATTACAAACTGCTGGTAATGTAGCTGGTACGGTTGGGGATTTGGCTGGGGCTGCGACTAGTAATGTAGCGAGTGGTATTTATAACGCCCTGCCACAAGAAAGGCAGCGAGTATTACAAGAACAAGGCGCGGCATTAGCTGGTAGTGATTTGGGGCGGGGCGTTAGTAAGTTGGCACAGGCTTATGAAGCTAATAAGCAGGCTTTTGCTAAACAACATCCAGAAGCTGCAAAGAACTATCAAGCTGTAGTGGATATGGGTAATCTACTACCTCTGAAATTACCAAGTGTTAGAAAGGGTGTTAAGGTCGCGGGTAAAGAAGGTAGACAAGCATTGCTGAATGTTAGTAAGGATTTAGTAAATGTAGCCCCAGAAGGGGTAGCGAGGGTGTTAACTCCCAACATAGATGAATCACTCGCTCCATTAGTACAAAGCGCAAGAAAGTTTAATATTCCAGTAGCAAGGAATCAAATATCACCATCTAAGTTCAGAGAGACAGCTCAAAAAGTAAGTGAACAAATTCCCCTAAGTGGGGAAAAGGGCTTCCGTGATTTGCAGGTAAAGCGATGGAATAAGGCATTGGCTGGGACTTTAGGGGAATATAAGGATTTGAGCCCATCGTCTATAAATAATTTCTTGGATGATGCGTCTACTAAATTTAATAGTATTTTAAAAGATAGACCGGTTGTTATTTCTCCAGAGGATTTGACTAATATTGATACTATTAAGATAGCAGCACGTAAGAATATAGAAACTGGCTTAGCTGATGTTGTAGAGAGGAATATAGATGATGTATTGAAGGATTTATCGGGAGGTGTTGTTAATGGTACTAAATTAGCTTCCGTACGTTCTGAATTGTTAAAAACATCAACTCGCGCACAAGGTGGGGCGAAAGAATATATAGGTGATATTATTGAAAGCCTAGACAATATAGCCAGTAAGAATCTTAGTAAGGCAGAGGTGGTTAAGTTAGCGGAGGCACGCAAACAGTGGCGTAATTTTCGCACAATAGAGCCTTTACTGGAGAAGTCTACAACAGGAATTATTAACCCAGTTGATTTAAACAATAGGGTGGCACAAAGTAGGTTTATAAAAGCTTCTAGAACTTCTACTGGTCAAGATGATTTGGTGGATTTGGCAAGAGTAGGTAAAGAGTTCCTAAGAGTTCCTGGTGGCTCAGATACTGCGCAAAAAGTGGCTCTGGGAAGTGGACTTAGCGCGGGTGCTACTAGTTTATTCTATAATCCAGCGGCTGCGGCTGCGGGTGCTGGTATTGCTGGCGTTACTATAGGGGCTAACAGAGCTTACCAAGGGATTAATCGCTCTCAAAAGTTAATGGATAGAGCTGTAAAGAAGGCAATGAAACTACCACCAAAGAAAGCTAAAGCAGCGATTAGAGAAATTTTACAGGAGCAAAAGAAATGACCGCAGTAATGATGACACCTCCATATATCCAGTTTTTCGACTCTGATGGAGTAACCCCATTAAACGGTGGTAAGGTTTATACCTACACCTCGACAGGTGGTACTTTCGCTACAGCTAAGGCTACATACACCGATGCAACTGGAGCAACACCAGCAGCTAACCCTGTAATCCTAAACGCTCGTGGTATTCCTACCTCTGGTAATGGTAATTTATGGTTATCTGGTACGTACGACTTTAAGGTTACGGATTCTGCTGGCGTACAGGTAGGACAACAATTAGCTGTAACGGCATTTACCGCCCTTGCGGCTTCCTCTACGGCTTATTTCCAATCATTTAGTGGTACTGGCGCGCAAACGGCCTTCACAACATCATCAGACCTTGGTACTGATGAAAAGGCTATATTCGTCTGGGTTGATGCTGGAGCTGGCAAGGGGTATGAGATTTATAACCCTTCAGCCTATACAATATCCGGTACGACACTGACGTTTTCGGTTGCACCAGCAAGTGGCACAAATAACATATATGTATCGTCACCATCTACGTTGGTAGGAGCGGCTTCTAGTTCAGCAGCGGACGCGGCAGCGAGTGCGGCGGCAGCGGCAGCGAGTGAAACGGCAGCAGCAACGGCGGAGACTAACGCGGAAACAGCAGAAACAAATGCTGAAACGGCAGAGACAAACGCGGCGGCTAGTGCAGCAGCAGCAGCAGTATCAGTTGATTGGGCAACAAAGACAAATGGACTCGTAGCGGCTACAGACTACTCATCTAAAGCATGGGCTATTGGCGGAACAGGAACGACAACGAATAATGCTAAGTATTACTCAGAGCAAGCGGCGGCTATTGTAACTGGTGATATTCTTATTATGACAGAGCAAGGCTCTACACCATCAACTCCAGTTAGTGGAGATTCTAAACTATATTTCGATACTGATGGTAAATTAAGAACATTAGATGACGCAGGTACTGTATTAATAGTAGTAGCACCATCGGGATTTGGAACGTTAGGGCAAGCTATTATATCAGCCGGTAGCGGTGCGACTCCTACATGGGGAACGGCTAGCAACCTTGTGTTATTAAATACACAAGATGCAAGTACATCTTCAACTATCGACTTCACATCGACTTATATTACATCGACTTATAAACAATATTTAATTGAAGTTATACAGGCAAGACCGGCAACGGATACGGCTAGATTAACAGTACGATTATCCCAATCCGCCACTTTCCGAGCTACTAGTGGAGATTATGATTTTAACTATTTTATAGGTAGTCGGCAAACGGCTTTAGCAAGGACCGGGGACGCTACTAGTACAGCTATTACTTTGGGCGGTGCTTGTGGTAATTTAGCAGCAGAAGGTACATCTTGTTGGATAAGATTATATGACCCTACTGCAAGTGCTGGTTATAAAAAGTTATTATGGAATGCTGTAAATATCGAGGGTGGTGGTATAATAGAAACTACTATCGGTAGTGCATCATTTACCTTAAACGAAACAGCCCTGGATGGTATAAGATTCGTATTCGATTCTGGGAATATCACATCAGGAAGATTTAAACTATATGGAGTTGTGTAATGAAATATGCGATAGATAATAATGGTGCTGAAGTACAAGTTCCAATTGATACACCTGTATCAACAAAGGACGGTGTACATTACCTTTTAACACCTGAAGCCGAAGAGGAATTGGCGACACGTAATGCTATATGGGAGTCTAAAGCTCCAGAGCGAGCTGTACAAGCTGTGATTAGAAAGCGTGTTAATGAGTACGGCACGGCTGAAGAGCAACTCGAGTTTTTAGTAGAGAATGGCTTACAAGCTTTAATTGATAGGAACACTGCTATAAAACAGAAATATCCAAAGGCGTAATATGGATGATTTAGACGCTCTATTTGAACAAAATGAGGGTGATATAGATGGATTACTAAAACAACATGGGATGGATGATTTAAGCCGCTTTCTTGACGTGCCTATTGTACAGCAAGGAGAACGTGGCGAGAGAGGGGATGCGGCGCAAGTCGATGCAGGAAATGGTGCGCCGCATCCCCTTAACAATAAGCAATTATATATTGATGTAAGCACGGGGGATGTATGGTTAAACGTTTAGGGTATCTTCAGCCTTCCACTTCCTGCGAAGCCGCTTGGATTTTTCTCGCGAGCATACTGAACAATACCTTTGCTTCCCGTATTTTCGGTCTAAGATGTGTCCATAAGGGCAATGCGTTTTCTGGGAATTTATATAACCAACAGATGTGCTATCACGCATTGAATTTTCAACAGGAGACATAATTTGCAAGTGCTGGGGATTAACACAATTGCGCTTCCTACAGGTATGATTAACTACCATACCTTTGGGTATTGCGCCGTGCAACATAAACCAAGCAACTCGATGGACGCGCCTGTTAAACTTACGAAAGAAAAAGGTTCCATAACCATCGCGGTCAAGGGGAGCTTGCCATAGATGACAGTCATGGACTTTTATCCACTTAGAATTGAAACGATGAAGTTCATCAGGTGATAAATTAGACATAAGCACTCCTATAAATAAGTATAGGTATACAAGGAACAAAAGGTAGAGTCAATAATTATGTGGCAGAAAATAGGAAATATAAAAGGTGTAACGGGCGCGGATGGAAAATCTGTAGAGTTGTTCCGAGCCAGTAATTTTATTGTATGGAGATATGTAGGTTCAAATGAGATTAATCCATTAGTCGACCTAAATGAATTGAAGCCCCGCGACGGCGTAGACGGAATGGACGGCGCAGATGGAGTTTCTTTTGTGGGAGCTAGTGTTAATGACGAGGGTGTTCTTATTATCCAGAAATCGAACGGCTCACGAATAGCTGCTGGCAAGGTTCGGGGAGGGGACGGGGTTTCTATTGAGTCGCTCGAGCTGAATGACGAAGGGGAATTGATTGTCATTAAGTCTAACGGAGTTGCGACAAATTTAGGAAAGATAAAAGGCGAAGATGGCAAAGATGGGGATAGCGCACAATGGCATGGCAACGCCTATACTGAATTAAAAGAAATGGAGGATGTTACTGTAACATCACCAGCAGATAGCGAGGTATTGACTTATAGCTCTGTTACTAGGAAGTGGACGAATCAGGCAGCCGCAGGAACGACATTAAGACAAGGGAATTTCTACGCAGCATCCCCCACAGATTCAACTATCGTATTAGTACCATACGCGTTATATGCGTTTACTATAGACCGGTTATATGGATTAAAAACAACATCGGGAACAATCACGGCAGCAATACAAATTAACGGCTCTAACGTTACAAGCCTTTCTAGTTTATCAGTTACTAGTACACCACAATCGCCAACTGCCACAGGAGCTAACTCGGTCGCTATTGGTGATAGGGTTACTATCGTACTGACAAGCTCTTCTACTCCGGTAGATTTAGAATTTACTTTAAAAGCAACCACAACATAAGAGGATTAATATGGCTAAAACAATATCACAAGCAAGTGTACTACCGGCTGGTAGCGCAGTAGTGGCTAATTTAGAAGCTGGAGCGCATTGGTTGGAAATAGTTATCAAGGAAGAGCAAGGTAATTTAATACGCGTTAAATTCCCTGATGGGTTTACTAAGGCATTCCAGGCAACCGAAATAACAGCATTAACACCACAATTAACAAATCAATTACGTGGGCGTTATGGTGTGGAAAGCGTGGAATATACAGAAGTGCCGAAGGCTCTTGAAGTTGGTGCGTTAATAAAATTTAAAATATAAGGGGATAAAACATGGCTTTAAATTTAAATTACTCAGCGACTATCCGTAATGCTGGATTAGATGCTATTACTACTGCAATAAGCACCAGCGGTTTATTGCGGATTTACGACGGTTCACAACCGACTAACGTTGCGACTGCTTTAGGTGCGCAAGTGTTACTTGCTGAATTAGCATGTACAGCAACCTTTGCAGCGGGTGCGTCAGGTGGTGTATTAACCGCGAGTGCAATCAGTAATGATAGTAGTGCGAATGCAACAGGAACAGCGGCGTGGGGAACGCTAACAACTTCAGGCGGTACACGTCACGTTGACTTCACGGTTGGTACTTCTGGTACTGATATGATAATCGACAACACTTCTATCACTGCAACGCAGGTTGTAAGTTGTTCTAGTTTTGTTATAACTGGCGGGAACGTTTAATAATTATTGTGAATAAGGGGGGAGTTCTTGCCCCCCTCCTTTTGTTTTTAGGTGGTATATGGCTTTTGCGTCGGTCGGTTATTTTATATCTAAAGCCGATAAGTCGTCATCATCAACGACTTACTCACCGACAACGGAAGCCGCTGTTAGTAGTGGTGAATTACTATTATTGGTTGTTGCTTCTGATAATATCGGCACAACCAATGATACTCAAACTACAGACCATAGCTCTGTTGCGTTAGGTTCAACTAACTTCACTAAATTATATGAGTACACCAGGACAGCAGGGTCTGCGGGTGATGGGTGTACTATAAGTGCCTGGTATGCACAAAATGCAGCAGCCGCAAGTTCTGGCGATACTCTTACCATCACATTTTCTGGTGCAATTACAGCCAAGTCTGTATCAGGTCGTGCGTTCACGATGGATAATACCAAGGCGTTGACTGATGCAGGCAGCGTCCAGTTCGCTACCGGTGCGGCGTCAGACCCGCCTAGTATGAGTATATCGGGGCTAACCTCGCGAGAATATATATATTTCCGCGCTATTGCTGGCGAGACGCAAACTACCACTTTTACCAAAACCGTTAACTATACTCAATTTGATACTAATGGAGCATCTACTAGCGGCGGCGGCTCCGGTATGACTGTTCGCGGTGAATATCGTATAATAACTGCGACTGGTGAAACGAGTGATCCCACGTGGACAAATACCGATAACGCCAACATATTTATGGCACTTTATGAGGCCAGTACCAGTATTAATACCACTTTAGCCTCAACCGAGGAAGAGGACACACTAAGTGCAAGTGCGAAAGTTAAGATAACTACTAGCTTAGCCTCAACTGAAGAAAACGACACTCTATCATCATCATCAAAAGTTGCCGTTGCCACTTCACTGGCTTCAACTGAAGAAGAAGATACCTTATCAGGTAATGTAAAGCATGTATTTAATACTACATTAGCCTCGACCGAAGAAGAGGACGCTTTATCCAGCGCAGCTAAAGTTAGAATAACTACATCACTGGCAAGCACAGAAGAAGAAGACACGTTATCAGCATCTAGTAAGGTTGCTATCGTCTCAAGCTTAGCTTCAACCGAGGAAGAAGATACATTAGTTGGCGCGGCTTCTGTTGCTATAACTACGTCCTTAGCCTCGACTGAAGAAGATGACACACTTGCAGCGAATGCGACAGTTGGTTCCGGAGCGGCAGTTACTTCACTGGCTTCAACTGAAGAAGAAGACACCCTATCCAGCGCGGCTGCGGTTAAGATTACCACTACAGCAGCAATTACAGAGGAGGAGGACACATTATCCGCAGCCAGTAAGGTTGCCGTTGCTACTTCATTAGCATCAATAGAAGAGGACGACACGTTATCATCTTCTGCTAAAGTTGCGGTAGCGACTAGCCTAGCATCGACTGAGGAAGATGATACTTTATCAAGTGCGAGTGCTGTTAAGATAACCGCCTCATTAGCTTCCACGGAGGAAGACGACACATTGGTGGGTGCGGCGGCGGTTAAGATAACAACGTCATTGGCTGCAACTGAGGATGACGATACTTTATCATCATCATCAAAGGTACTTGCAACTACTAGTTTGACGGCAACCGAGGAAAATGATACTTTAGGAGCGTCGGCTAGTGTAATATCAGGAACTTCAGAGGCATATTTTTATTTCTTTGAGGAGTTATTTGGTTATATACAGATAGCTGGTGGAGTGGTTGCTGCTAATGACATGACTGCTGCGATAACAGAGGAAGATGATACATTATCAGGCGATATAAAACATGTATTTAATACTACTCTAGCATCGACTGAAGAAGAGGACACACTAAGCGCATCAAGTACAGTAGCTTGGGTATACTCTCTAAGTGCTAATAATTTACAGGGTGTTTATGGTAACTTTACCCCTGTTATAGATGCAACTAGTGCATCAACTAGTGCAATGATTTTACAAGGCGTTTATGGTCAATTTATACCGGTAATAGACGCTACTAAATTATAGGTTTTTATGACTTGGCAAACATTAATAGATAATTTACCTACTACCATTCAGGAATGGGATAGTGCTATTAAAGAAAGTGGGTTGCATGTAAAATGGTCTGAGCAGATTGCGCTTATCCATGATATGAAGGTTGAGAAACTACCCTCATTAGAGAAACAACGTGATGATTATATTAACCATCCTGGTTATTACATTAAGATATACATGGACTCCGGGCATACTCGCGAAGAGGCGGAAGGCTTAGTTGAGAAGAAAAAGAATGATTTTATAAGAAAATGTAAAAGAACACTCTCGGTAATTGAATTATGTAAGAAAGAGTACGCTATCCGTGAGAAGTTAAAATCAAAACTACCAAAGACACCCGATAAATATAAGACTGACAAGAAGCTTATTGTAGAAGAGTTACAAGATGATGTTTCGTTTATTGAGCGCTCACCTATTGGTACTACCTACTATCTTGATACAGATGCTGGGAACGATGGGAACGCTGGTACATCGACCGGAGCGGCTTGGTTGACACTGGCTAAATATACCACTACTACAACTCTATCACCTGGTGATATATTAATATGTAGAGCTAACACTGCGACTACCGCATGGGATGGGGCTGCTGACCTCGTTTTTGATGATGATGGTACTTATGATGTACCTATCTATATACAGCCTGACTGGGATGATGCTTTTGGCGACCATGTTGATTTAAGCGTAACTGCTACAGCTACCGTAACTGCCGGTTCACGTACCATTACATTTAGCGCAGATGTATCAAGTGTGGTTGCTGCTAATGATTGGATATATGTTTCTGGAGATAACAACCGTGATTTTTGTTATATCGTTGAGACAGTATCTACTGTCACAGTTACATTAAGATTACCGTATTTAGGTGATAATGCCGGCTCCGGCAAGACAATGATTAATATGGGTTCGTGGACTATTGCAGGCACTACCACCGCCACTAATCAAGCTGTTGCTATTCAGGATTACTGGAATATATCAGGATTGCATTGTAAAAACAATAGTACAAACAATGGCTTTTTTGATTGGGGCGTTGGTTATCCACAGTACCACCATCATTTACATTTTGAATTAGGTTCTACAACAACTGGCGGAGCTTACTCGCCTAGCGGCACTACGGACACTGTTGGTTATTTCAATGATATTACTGTTTTTAACGGCATGTTTTGTGCTGTTGGTTTGAGCGCCTCTTTCTATGTTAGAAATATAGACGTTGATTTAAACAACAAAGCCGGCACTGCTGCCGAAGTATTTCCTGTTAGTACAAGGCTTGTAGGTGATAATATCCGGGTTAGGAATATTAACGGAGCATCTACGCGCGCTGTACAGAATGCCAACCAAACAGAAATGGCAGATATACGACTAAGGAACTTCGAGGGTACATATACTACTAATGGGACCTTTGTCGCCAGACCGAATAGCAGGGCATCCTTTGAAGATGACCAAAATACAGTTTCTGCAACATCTTATTATTTTGCAGACCCTAGTACTCCTTTTATTGCAGATAACACAACCACAGTAAGAAGTGGCGGCTCTAATATATCTCTTGAGGTTACACCAAATATTTACATTAATACATTTGATTGGTCATTACAGACTCTATTAGATATTCCGATTTATACTGATACTGCTGCAAGAACATATTCTATTTATTTCAGACCGGATGCAACAGCTAACTGGACAGCAGACCCGACAGCTACAGAATTGTGGCTAGAGTTAGAATACTGGACGGCTAATGATTTCAGGAGAATAATAAAATCAACTGGCACTATTGATATGAATGGTAGCACCACATGGACGGCATTAAGCGTTACCGCAACGCCTGGACAGGCTGGTATGGCTTACTTGCGGGTTAAGTATGGTAAAACTAAAGAGAGTGGAAAGACTAATGTTTTCTTAATTGACCCTATACCGGTCATTAGTTAATGAGGTGAAAATTGAGCGCAGAACGTTATAATAAATTAGAGAAGGATATTATGGAACAAGCAGGACGTATTAACACACACGAGCAGGTATGTGCAGAACGCTATAAAGCCCTTGATGAAAAACTTACGCGGATATTTACTAAGCTTGAGGCTATAACACCGCTTAGATTAATAAGCTGCTTAGTGTTAATAGTGGGCTTAATGGCAACTGTTCTTAAACTATTTGGGTAATATATGCCAAAGTTTTCGGAGAATTCACAAGAGAAATTACTTGAATGCGAGTACCGCTTACAAAAGATATTATCTGACGCAATACGTGTTACTGACTTTACTATTGTTTGTGGTCATAGAGATGAAGCCGAACAGAATAAAGCATTTGCTGAAGGTAAATCAAAGCTTAAATATCCAAAATCTAAGCATAACAGTACCCCATCATTAGCAGTTGATATCGTGCCGTATAGGGATGGTAAATTGTTATGGGATGACAGGGAGGCGTTTGTTTATCTGGCTGGTGTTATGATGGGTGTTGCTGCTAACCGCTGTATTAAGTTGCGGTGGGGAGGGGACTTTGATATGGATGATGATTTTAAAGACCAGACCTTCAATGATTTACCCCACTTCGAGCTTGTAGATTAATCACTTTGCCAGTGCCGGCAAGCCAATAACCTAGCCCCTATTACGTTTACTCACAAGCTCCTTCCAGAACGCCACTAACTTATCGAACTCTTCAGGGAGTACCCTTTTACGGAACTCCTTTGTTTTATTCTGATAGCTTCCTACAGCCTTGCGGGTGTATGTTGGTGTTTTGAGTTTTTTCATTATTTAACCCCATCGATAAACTTATCATATCCGTATGAACCTTTTGTTTCTTCCAGAATCTCGCTAAGTTGATATTTCTTCTTAATTTTTCCTTTTGATTTTATAAATTCTTCGATTCCCGCCTGACAGGCTCCAGTTATAGCTCTGTACACAAACGCCCATTCTTGAGGGGATTTGATAGTATCGAGTGGCATATTCTTAAACTGGGTAGTATCCCTTGATATTGCTTTAAATGCTAAATCAGCGAGGGCTTTCTTTGCCGTTTCACCATGAGAGAAAGTGACCCCATCCTTAACTACATAAAGCAGTTTGTTAGTCCCGAGCTTGCGGGTTTTATAAATAATAACGCCGCTATTATTTTTCTCAGAGACTAACCTGGTTAGAATACCATCAGCAAACACATATCCTTGCTTATAGAAAGGATTGAACATGCATTGTCGTTCTTTAGGCGCACCATCTAATGTTGTGAGGTTGTCGTTATAGCAATAGAAGCTACCACCTACGGATTCAGGCGCACCCTCTAATGTTGTGAGGTTGTCGTTATAGCAATAGAAGTCACCACCTACGGATTCAGGTGCACCCTCTAATGTTGTGAGGTTGTTGTTACTGCAAAAGAAGCCACCACCTACGGATTCAGGCGCACCCTCTAATGTTGTGAGGTTGTTGTTACTGCAAAAGAAGCCACCACCTACGGATTCAGGCGCACCCTCTAATGTTGTGAGGTTGTTGTCACTGCAATAGAAGTTACCATCCCATTTTGTACCACGCCCCCGAAGCTTGTTATTATCTTTGTCGAACAGTTGGATTTTGCCACTGATAATCTCATATCTTATTGCTAGATTCATAATATTCCCTTTAATTAAGTTTGAACCATCTATACCATGCCTTTATATAAAGTCAACTAGTAAATTCACAACATCAATAAATCTGGTTCATTAAAATAAGGAATCGGAGTCACCCCTAAAGCATCCGCTATTTTTTCAGCCCTTTGTTTCGCAATCTGGAAAACATCTTTATAAGGGGTGTTAAGTTTTATATGTTCGCTTATTACCTTGGCTATTACTTGTTTCGTGGAGTCGCTAAACTTCAATTGTTCCTTCGACAACTTATCCGGTACGTTCTTTATACTTTTCGGAAAATCAAATAGTGTATGATTAACCATATTGTTAAAAATCATATAATATCGTTCAGGGGAACTACTTCCATTCAGCTTAGCATATCCTTGGAAATTCTTTATAGCCTCATTAAAATCTTTGTTGTTTGCTTTATTCTCTACTCTTGCCAGAATTGTTTCTGGATGCGCTTGTCGGCGGAGCAATGTTTTTAATGCACGTTCGGCTTGGTTAAAAGCATTAATATATCTTTCTTTCCAGAGTGCAGCCTTTTTCCCTGTAAATCCCATTACAAGAAATGAAAACCCATCACGGGAGATATTGTAACAATCTTGTTCCCTTCCCTGCGAATCTTTATAAAAGATGAGCGCATAATTGCGCTTATTAAATTCTCTTGAGCACCCCAGATTGCTTATTGCTTTTATTACATCTTTGTGGTTCCTGTCAAACTTCTGCGCCACATCCAAAGAGGTAGTAAAAAACTCACCATCTTTCTCGAAAACTAATATTTCTTTTTTGGATTTCTTTGTTATACTGTTCTTAGTCATAGTAATGTTACTCCATTATTGTGATTAGGGGGATAAGATGTTTAAGCATCTTGTTTCCCGTCCAGTATACCACATATCCCCGAAATATCCTAATTCTTAAATTCACACATATTCACAAATTTATATGAATTTACCAATGCGTGATTATTGCTATCACAATGTGATTGTGGTTGTCACAACCTCAAAACCATTACGCTATTAATATTGTAGCAATGACAATAAATTTAGCTCAAACCCTAATATTAGGGTAAAACCTAATAGTGTATCATAATCGGGGTGTGTGAATTGGTGGGCGTTAGTGGGTAAAACAGTGGGAATTTTAAAATAAATGTGTTATACTAAAAAGAAAAGGGGTTTTTATGGCTGATATAAATACAGGCGGTTGGTTATCTGGTAAGAAAACATATGTTGTAGCTGTTACAACTATCTTGGCTGCAATCGGGGCTTATTTAACTGGTGAGGCTGGACTAGCCACAACTATACAGTTGGTTGTTACTTCAGTTTTAGGCATGACAATTAGAAGCGGTATAACTACCGAGGTTAAGAAATAGATGGAATACCTAATCAGTTTTATAGCAAGCGTATTAGTTGTCGGTGTCTATGGCTTGTGGAAAGTATGGAAGTCCGATAATGATGCGGTTAAGTCTAACCAGAAGAAACAGGGGTTAAATAGGAAATATGCTGACCTCGTTTTTGATGATGATGGTACTTATGATGTACCTATCTATATACAGCCTGACTGGGATGATGCTTTTGGCGACCATGTTGATTTAAGCGTAACTGCTACAGCTACCGTAACT